GCACAACCAACCTTTTTTATCTGTTTTGTCATACGTACACCAAGTGATGTTCCTCTACCTGAAAACATCGCCCCTAAGATTTGACCCGCTCGACCTCTTTGAGTTGTCATTAAAATATTAGGGTATTCTAACTCATAATGCATCGCCTCGGCGATTGATTGACCTAAGGCATTGACTTCAATTAATGTATGCGCTTCATTATACGCCTTCGCCGTTTGACTGATGATGTTTGGAAAGACAAATGGTTTGACTTCATTGTTCTTATAGGTACAAACGACTTCATAAGGTATCTTTTTACTTTCATCTTTTGTAACGTCTAATATAATAAACGCAGAGTAATCTTTGTTTGTACCTCTCGCCACGTCAACACAACAAACATACATACGACCCTTTTCCGGTTTCTTAAACATCTTTAATCCATTTTTAGATTGTAACGGATCGGCGTATGGTGTGTTTTTAATTTTCGCTGGAGAGATGAGAGTATCTACTGAACCTAAAAACTCACACTCAAACTCTTGTTGGAATTGTTCTTCACTTGTATTACGAATGGTCATCTCTTTCCATTTTTCATCTCGTCCTGGAACTTCTGACCAGTGTACTTCTATAGGCACATAATCGTTTCGTTTATTTTCAGCGTCAACCCATAACTTATAAAATTGATTCATACCGTGTGGTGTTGATACAATAATCATCTTTGTTCTTTTACCAGATGAGATCGTAGGATAAACTGAACTAAAAAACATCTCTGCGATATTTGCTGGTACGAAAGCAAACTCGTCAAGGAAGATAATGTTAAATGAACCTCCTCGAATAGCTGAACTTGAAGTCGCCGCTGCTACAATCGTTGATTTGTTTTCTAACTCTATATTACCTTTGTTCCAATTGATGATACCTTGTTGTAACCATTTTGGTAAGTTTTCATAAGCGAGTTGTAGTCTTCCTAATATATCTCTCGCAGTAGAACTTTTGTTCGCCAGAATAGCGATGTTTGAATTTGGATTAAATAAAGCGTAATGTAAAAGATATGAAATCGTTGTTGTTGATTTACCTGATTGTCTTGGTAGTTTACAAATTGTAAATCGGTTGTCGTGTATGGTTTGTACAATCTTTTTTTGAAAGTCATACATCTTAAATGGTATTAGACCTTCGTCAAGTGATACAATACGTACATAGTTTTCCATAAAGTATAATGGATCATTACTACACTTTTGGTATTCTTCAATCTGTTCTGTGGTAAACTCAACAGGTGTGTTTACTTTTTTGAGATTCGGATTTCCTAAATACGCTTCATTATTACTCATTTACGATTGCCTCTATGTGAGTATATCCAAGTCTTTTTGCTTGTGTAACTCTTTGATTGCCTTTCATTACACTATATAGTTTTTCTTTATACAGTGACCCGCCGGCACCATATCGTTGTGTGGAACTAATCTTGTGTTTAAATACTTCAATAGGATTATTCATTATATCTTTTATGTCTTCAACGCCATCAGTTAATTTAGGATTATACTTTTCGTAATAACGATTATAAGTCAAATCACTTATCTTCAGTGTCGTCTTTTTTGGGTGTGATGTCTTTGACTTTAGTATCTTCATCTTTTTTCAACATCTTTTGTAACTCTGCTGTAGAGCCTACAAAGAGAGCATTCTTAATATTATTATTTGCTGTTTTAGGTAATTCTTTTAAGTCTTTGAGTTTCTTTTGTAAGTCTTGTAACTTATCTACTGTTTGTCCTACTTGTCCTATTAATTGACCAGCGACTTCGTATGCTCTTGGGTGTTGTCCCTCTCTAGCAATATCAAGTATTCCATCAATCGCCTCCTGTCCACGTTCAATTAGATTGTAATAGTTCTCTCTGCTGTATTTGTAATCATTATCTACATCAGCTTTACTATCGTCTTCTCTACGTGGAACAGCTGGTTTGAAGTCTTGTTTGATTACTTCTTTTTTAGGCTCAGGTTCATTGATACCTAATATTTCATTTACTTTATCTTCCAGTTTACTCATAATATACTATTTAGTTAGTTAAAAATTATATAAAATTTTTTACTGAAAAGGTTTTCCTATATTCCACATAACTAGAGAGTATCTTTTACCTTTAGTTACAGGTGTAATTCTATGCCATACAAAAGACGGAAACACTATAATAGAACCTTTTGGTTTTATTTTGGTGCATAAATCCAAATTTTTACCTTCTCTATTATTTTTATAATCAAATTCTAAATTACCTCCTTCATATTCTTTAGGATCACTTAATGATACTGTAACTGATAATTTTCTTATTTTACCGTGAAAATTTAAATTTTTAGGATTATTATAAGGTATTATATTTTGATCTGGATGCCAATCATAAAATTGATTTTCATTATATTCTGTAAATTGACAATCTTCGGAATGATCCCAAATAAAATTCCAACCAGCTTTTTGATTTGCTTCTATTATATATGGATGTATGGCTTCATATATAAATTTATCGTTTAACCAAGATACTTTTGAATTTCTAATTTTTAATAAGTCTTTTTCTTTATCATTTACTGCCGCTTGTTCTATTTTTTTAGATTTTCCTAATGTTATAATTTTGTCACATAATTTTTCTGGTAATGCAGATTCAAACCAATAATAATAATTTTCTAATAACATTTATAATTTTTCCCAGTGGTGTTTCATCTCTGGAATAATGTCTTTTAAATATCCTTCTTCAGTAAATAAATCGAAAGCAATTGTAATTCTTTCCATATTATTAACTACTCTATCAGTATAGTGTTCTAACCAACTAGGAAAAATGTTTATGTTTCCATTTAAATTTTCTGATTTTATTTTTTGTTTTAAATACGGTGTTAAAAACCATGTTGAAGTGTCTTTTACTTGTACACATATATGTCCACTTAAATATGAATAGTCAGATGCCACATGAGAGTGTGCTTTTAATTCTTCATCTTGTCTAAGAATATTACCCCAACATTGTCCGTACACGACAGGAATTTCTTTTTCACCTAATTCTTCTAAAAATTTTTTGTGATGTTTTTTGACAACATCTTTTAAAAATTTTGTTTCGTTTATTTGAAATAAATTATATTGATTAAATCTGCTTGTTAAACTTTTTTTAGAAATACCAGTACCACCATCATGTGCGTTATTTTCATTTGTAGTTTTTAGTATCTTGTCTTCTAATTTTAAAATGACGTTAGCTAAATTTTTTTCTATTAATTCATCTTTAATATTGTTTTCGTAAATTTCAATATTAAAATTTTGATTAAATCTATGTATTTTAGGAGAATTTTTAAATGTGTAAATCATAATATTATCAGTTAGTATATATTTAAAATTTTAATAAATATATTTTTATTTATTAGTCAGTTATTTCTTCCCAAGCTAAAGACGTATCTGTTGAGTCTCTTAAAGCAGCTTGATAAACTTCCTCATTCCAACCCCATTTTTTTACATTATCTGGTTTTGGTAAAGGTGGTTGCCAAACGCAAGTATCTTCATTTAATACATAAGAGTCAAAAGGCCTTTCTGTATAAAAGGCATCTCTCTCCTCATCATAAATCATATCAACACAGGCAAAATTTTTTCTTAATGCTTTTGACTGATCTTCACTTGGTATATCTGTGTCAGGTTGATAATGAACACCAGCCCTAGTGTTGTAAGATGTCTGTATGTATGTTCCTTCTAAAGTATCAATAAAATCTTGCTCTGCTACAATTACATTTTCTACTTTATTTTCATCATTTATTTTTGCGTAATGTGCCATAATTACTCCTAAGCTGTATAAGTTCCTGAACTTGTAAAAGTTAATATTGTATCGTTACCTGATGTGCTTACTGTTGGGGATCCAGTTGTAGTTCCAGTGTATCGACTTGTTGGCATAGAGATTATTACAATACCTGATCCTCCATTACCACCTCGATCTCCAGAGCTTATACCTCCACCGCCGCCACCGCCGCCAGTGTTAGCAGATCCATTAGATCCATTAGTATTTTCATCTCCACCTTGACCGCCGCCACCAGAACCACCAGAGCCGCCACCAGTAGACCATGTTCCATAGCCGCCACCTCCGCCGCCGCCATATCTTGTTCCAGTTATAAAATTTTGTTTTCCTAAACCACCTTGAGATTTTCCACCAACAGGACCACCTCCAGTAATAAATGAACGACCAGCTAATTCAGTGCCGCCACCTCCACCTCCACCATTAAAGGTTGGAGTGTTGTAAACACCAGCACCACCTCCTCCAGATCCTTGTGTAGTTCCGGCACCACCGAACATACTAAATACATATGTAGGACTACCTGATGATGAACATCCACCTCCACCACCACATCCACCATTAGAATTATTTGCACTAGCAAAATTTCCAATAGAACCCTCAGATACATTTGAACCTTTTGATCCACCTCTTCCTGAGATAGTTCTTATAAGATCAGAACCTGTAATTGATGACTGACCACCATCTCCAGAATAACTGCTAATAACAGAAGAGCTTCCAGCACCGCTTCCAATAGTAATTGTGTATTGAGTACCCACACCGAAAAAAACAGTTCCTTCATCCATACCACCAGCACCGCCGCCGCCAGCAGATCTGGTTGATGTTCCATGACCTCCACCGCCACCGCCACCAACACAAACGTATTTTACGGGATAAGTATCATGTACGTGACTTTCACTTACGTACCAGGTAGAACCATCATAAATTTCAACAACATCTAATGTAGTATTGTAACGAATACTACCAGCTGTTAATCCAGATGTAGGTCTTTCAGCAGTAGTTCCTGTAGGTGGATCAAAAACACCACCATCAAATATGATAGCCATTATTTCATCTCCTCTAATTTAAATTTGAATTTTTTACCGTTTTTATTATTTATTATATATAAATCAGTTTCACCTTCTTGTATTATCCAGTTTCCTTTAGTGCCGTCTATATCATTTCCATGTTCTTTATTTTCATTTGACAAATGTAAGTCACCAGTGTAGATGTTAGCCCATACTAATGACGCTGTACCTAAATCTTGTGCATTATCAGTAAACGGCACGATAGAGCCATTTGTTCTTACTGTGGTTACATTAGAATTTCCTAATGTAATCTCATTAGTCGCTGTTGCAGATGATGGTTGTGCATCGTAACCTAACATAGTTACGTTTGAACCTGTGGTTAGTGTTCTTCCAGATAAACGACCTATGGAAACGTTACATACTCCTGTTGTAACATCACACATTGCTGAATAACCTACTGCTGTATTACATTGACCTGAGGTTTGACTACAAATAGCTCTCATACCAATTCCTACACTAAAATTTGAAGCACCTGTGCTAGCTACTAAAGCATCTCTACCAACTGCTACGTTATTTCCTCCTGTAGTATTAGCTTGTAAAGCACCCCTACCTACAGCTGTATTACTATCTCCCTCCGTATTAGCTCTTAAAGAACATAATCCCATTGCAGTATTGTTTTCACCTGTCGTATTTAAGAACATACTTTCCATACCCACAGAAGTATTACCACTAGATGTTGTACTATTTTGAAGTGAAGAATAACCTACTGATACGTTATTATCTCCTGTAGTATTAGTAGCTAATGCACTTCTACCAATTGCAGTATTAAAATTACCATCAGTATTTGCACCTAAAGAATTGTAACCTACTGCTGTATTTCGACAGCCTATTGTGTTAGCATCTAACGAAATATTACCTACTGATGTATTTTCAGCACCTCTTGTATTACAAGCAAGTGCAAGATAACCTACTGATGTATTATTTGCACCTGTGGTATTAGCAGAAAGTGATATATTACCTACTGCTGTATTGTTTGATGCAGTAGTGTTACATTGTAAAGCCTGTCTGCCTATTGCTGTATTAAAAGAACCTGTTGTGTTGCATAACATAGTATTCAAACCTATTGCTGTATTAGATTCTCCTGTAGAATTAACAAATAAAGAGGCATCTCCTACAGATGTATTACATGATGCTGTTGTGTTGCATCTATTTGAACAACGACCAACTGCTGTATTTCTAGACCCTGTTGTATTAAGTCGTAAAGCACATATTCCAACAGCCGTATTGCTTGTTCCTGTCGTATTAGAAAATAAAGCATCTGTTCCTACAGCAGTATTATTAGATGCTGTAGTATTGTTATCTAATGCTCTATATCCTAATGCAACATTACAAGTACCTGTCGTATTAGCACATAAAGACAAAGCACCTACTCCTGTGTTATTATCTCCTTGATTACTACATAAGGCATGGTATCCAATAGCTACATTATAAACATCGCCTGTATTATTGGTTTCTAAAGCACTAACACCAACAGCAACATTACAACCACCATTATTATATAGCATAGCATTTTGACCAATTGCTACGTTACAGCTTGTTGTACCATTACCACATAAAGCAGTTCTTCCAATTGCTGTATTTTTTATTCCTGTAGTGTTATTTCTTAAAGAACAAGTACCTAATGCTGTGTTTTCTGTACCTGTCGTATTAGATTTTAAAGATTCAAAACCTACTGCTGTGTTGTTTGATGCTGTGGTGTTACATCCTAAAGAAGAAGCCCCTACAGCAGTATTACAAGCACCTGTATTTACATACAAAGAAGCTGATCCAATTGCTACATTGTAATTTCCTGCATCATTAGCTAAAGAAAATACGCCTACTGATGTATTACCATCGCTGGTTAAAGTTCTTCCTGACCTCCAACCTACTGCTGTGTTACAGCCTGTTTGATTAGATGATAATGCACAAAATCCTATAGCAGTATTTCT